GCTGACGGTGGAATTTATAACTACAGTGGCAACAATGCCAATTTAATTTACACGCCAACCGGGTCTTATACTTTGACGGCTGACGGTGGGGTGTATTCCTACTCAGGCAATAATGCGAACCTGCTTTATAACCGACTGCTTACTGCTGATGGCGGCACATACAGTTACAGCGGCAATAACGCTAATTTAACCTATGTTCCCTTCTCCGGCGCTTACACAATCATTGCCGAAGGCGGCGTATATACTTACAGCGGCAACAACGCTACCTTAACCTATACTGGGGCACAGCCTGAAATAGTAGGCGGCCATTATTACGAGTTTTGGCGTAAAAAATGGGCAAAACAGTGGGAAACCAAAACCCCGGACATTGAAGAAGTCATAGAGTTCATTGAAGAAGAACCAGAGCAAGCTATAGAAGTGGCGGCAACAGTTTCGCCAAAATATGCCTCAATTCAGCCGGAAACGCTCAAAATCAATGAAAAATTAGCAGAAAACATTGCAAAACAAATAATTGTTGCAATAAAACTACAACAGCTTAGAATCGCGCAAGAGGAAGAAGATATAGAAACCCTACTATTGATAGCCTGAGACTATGCCCAGACAAAGATACATACAGCACAACGGCGAACTGATACCCGCCGAAGAGTTCTACTCCAGAGAATATTCCGCGCCGATGATAATGCCGGACATTCAGCCTTACCAAAGTCAGGCAACTGGCGAAATGATTACCAGCCGAAGCCAGCACCGTGAACATCTAAAACGTCACGGATTAATCGAAATCGGAAACGAAATCGACCACCACATGAAAAAACAGCAACGGCCAGACGACCGGGAAGCCCGGCGTAGGACTATTGCCGAAGTATTGAATTCAAAAGGTTATTAAAAGGAAACCACTATGCCATCCATAGCCGAAGCCCTAGAAAGCGCACTCGAACAACACGAAACGACAGAGGCCGAAGTCGCGCCAGAGGTTGCCCCCGAAGTAACCACGGAAGTAACCACGGAAGTAACTAAAGAACCGAGAGCCAGGTCAGAGGATGGCAAGTTTGCCAAGAAAGAACCCGAAGCCATACAAGAAGTTGCCCCAGAACCCGCCCCGCGCAAAGCCCCGTCAAGCTGGAAGCCCGCAGCGCAAGAAGCTTTCCTAAAGGCTGACCGTGGGGAACCTTTGACGACTGAGGAAATCAAAATACTCACCCAAGAAGCCGAACGACGCGAATCTGACTTTCATAAGGGCGTTTCAGAGTTCAAAGGCCATTCTGAACGAGCGAAAGCTTATGACGCAGCAATAGCGCCTTACCAGCAACATTTACAGAGTTTAGGCGTAGATGCGCCGACCGCTATCAACGCTTTGATGCGTGCAGATATGACGCTGAGAACGTCAGACCCGGTGACAAAAGCGCAGTATTTTTCGCAACTGGCAAAAGAATACAACATCGACTTAAACCAGCTTCAAGAACCGCCCCAAGTTGACCCGCAAACTCAATATTTAATGAACGAGCTACAAGTGTTGCGTAATCAGCAACAAATGTGGCAAAATCAGGCTAGGCAACAGGAACAAGCAATAGCGCAAGATCAGTTAGCGTCGTTTGCAACTCCTGACCGCCCGCACTTTGACGCAGTGCGTAATGAGATGGCT